GACGCGGTTGAAATTTATTCCAGTCTGACGGAGGCGCTGGCCGCGCACGCGTGGACGGACGCGAACGCCGCGGCGCTGGAGTACGCTTTCTATGGCAAACCGCAGTCGGTGATCGCGGCCTGCCTGGCAGACGCTTCCGCCCTGGCGGACGGTTACGCGCTGCTGGAAGCGCAGCAGTTTGATGTGTGCACCGTGGCGGGCCTGGAGGAAGCGGACGCTGCCGCCTTTGTCGTCTGGGCAAAATCCGCCTATGACGACCTCGGCAAGAAATCACTGTACCTGGTGGCGGGCGCTACCACGCCGGATCATCCCGCCATCATCAACTTCGAGACCAGCGACGTCACGATTGCCGGCGCGGCGGTGACGACACCGTCCTATACCCTGCTGCCGCTGATGGCTGGCGTCATCGCGGGCCAGCAGCTCTGGGAATCCGTGACCTACAAGGTCATCCCGCTGATCGAGGACTGCGTGCACCTGACGCGCGCCGAAGCGGACGCCGCCATTGGCGACGGCAAGCTGATCCTCTACCACGACGGGCAGAAGGTCAAAATTGCGCGCGGCGTGACCAGCCTGACCACCGTGACGCCCACCGTGGGCGCGGACTACGGGCCGGAGTGGCGCAAAATCAAGGTGGTCCGCATCCTCAACCGCATCGAGGAGGACGTGCGCCTGTCCATCGAAGACAGCTACATCGGCAAGATGCCCAACGACGTGGTGCATAAGCAGTTGCTGATCGCGGCCATCCTGGACTACCTGCGTGCGCTGGAACTGGCCGGAGTGCTCCACGCCGGCACCAGCACGCTGGATATTGACCTGGAGAGCACCAGGACCTACCTGAAAACCATCATGTCCACGGCTGAAGTGGAGGCGATGGACGAAGGCCAGATCCGCGAGGCGGACACCGACGACAAACTGTACCTGCTGGGAACGGTCCGGCCGGTGGATGCGATCGAGGACGTGGAAATCACGTTCAATCTGTAAGGGGGAAGAGAAATGGCGAACGCCGCAAGTTGGAAACCGTCCCAGGTGATGTCGGGTACCTATGGCAAAGCCTGGCTGGACGGCGAACTGGTTTTTGAAGCAAAGGCGCTGGAGGCTTCTCTGGAAATCCAGCAGGAGGTCGTCAAGCAGGCCGGGAAACTGGCAGACGGGCAAAAGATGCTGGGCTACAACGGCTCCGGAACGCTGAGAATCCACCATGTATTCAGCCGGGCCATCAACAAGCTGAGCGCGTCGGTCAAAGGGGGCGTGAATCCTGAGTTTACGCTGCTGTCTCAACTGGCAGATCCCGCCGCATTCGGCACGGAGCGCGTGCTGCTCAAGGGCGTGCAGTTTACCACGCTGCCGCTTGTCAACTGGGAGCTGGGCGTAATCGGCGAGCAGGAAATGCCGTTCACGTTTACGGACTGGGAGCCGGTCAGCGTGGTGAGCCATGCCTAAGGAGGGAGCTGTGAGCGCAAAAACAACCCTGGCGGTGCTGCTGGGGGCTGACCGTGGCAAGCTGAAGCTGGTGCCGAAGCGGAAAGTGGAAATCAAGCGCCTGAGCGAAACGGTGGGAGAGCCTGTCATTTTCACGCTGCGGGCGCTGACGGGCGAGGAGATTCAGGACGCGCAGGACGCCGCCATGAAACTGTCCAAGAAGGGCGAGCTGGAGAACATGGACGGCTCGACCTTGCAGTGCATGACAGTGCTGTACGGATGCATCGACCCGGACCTGAAGAGCCGCGAGCTGCTGGATGCCTATGAGGCCGCCACGCCTGAAATCCTGGTGAAGGAGAAGAACTTCCTGCTGCCCGGAGAAGTGGCGCAGCTGTTCAACGCCATCCAGGAGCTATCCGGCTATGGTGACGGCGCGGTCGAATCGGTAAAAAACTAATCAAGACGGACGGTCTGGTGGAAATGATGTACTACTACTGGACACGTCATGGCATCAGGCCGTCCGTTTTCTACGCAATGCCGCCGGGTGAGCGGCTGGTGATCCGGGCGTTTTTTGAGCATGAACGCGAGGACATCGAGGACGTACTGAAGTCGTCGCGGAACGTGTTTCCGACGGTTGACATCCTGCAGATGAGGAGATGAGGGCATGGCGCGGACGGTAACGACCTTCTTCAACATGAAGGAGAACTATTCGGGCGGGATGCGTCGGGCGGCCAGGGCTACGTCCCAGTTCCAGCGGCAGGTGACCGCGGCGGCGCGGGTGCTGGACCGGGAAGCCAAAAAGCGCCGTGAAATCAAAATCCAAAGTCGACAGGCGACCGGCGTGATCGCGGACGTGCGGAAGCAACTGGACAAAATCAAGGACCTGCGCATCAACATCGCGGCCCGGACGCAGAACTTCAAGCGGGACATGAAGCCGGTCACCAGCGACATCAAGAACCTGGTTAAAAAGCCGCTGCTGGTGACGCTGAAACTGAAGGACATGGCGCTGGCGGGGCTACGAAAGACGGCAGACATCCTAAAGTCCCTGGCAAAGGGCGCCATAATCACGCTGGGCATTGCGGGCGGCGCGATGACCTATACCCTGGGCAAGGGCGCGACGCTGCAGCAGTACCAGGCGAGCATCGAGCACAACGTATTCGCCGCGAACCGAAACCTGACGGAGAACCAGGTGCAGACGCAGGCCAAGGCGTATACGGATTGGCTGCTTGACTTTGCGGCAAAAACGACCGCATCCGTGGACGATGTCTTTGCGGCCGGCGCGCACGCCCTGGCCGGGACCGGCGGCGACATGGAGGCGGCCAAGGGCATCCTGCGGACCGCCCAGGACATGGCGGCGCAGCGGTACGGCTCCACCACCTGGGACGCGGTCGAGGCCATCCTGGACATGAGCATGGGTCAGTACCGCCGTATGACGGAGTACGGATTCAAGGTTACGCAGGAGGCGATGGACGCGGCGAACGGAGACCCGTTCAAGGTCAAGGACCAGACGGGCCGCACGCTGACGGACCGGTTCATGGGCGCGGAGGCGCGCAAGGCGTCCACGGGCGCGGGCATCTGGGACTCTATCAAAGGAACGGTCGAGGGCGGCATCGCACAGGCCGGGAGCAACATCCTGGACGCGCTGACGCCGCTTTTAGTGGCCATGCTGCCCTACGCGGACACCCTCGCCGCCAAAATGGCGGACATGGGCACCAGCATCGGCGACTGGATCGCCAACACCATCCCGAAACTGGGCGAACTGTGGGACAACGTCAAAAAGGTCATGACCCCCTTCATCGAGTGGATCAACGCCAAATGGGACCTGCTCAAACCCTTCCGGGACTTTGGCGCCAACGCCTTCGCGGGCGTGGACGTGGACGGCGAGAAGGTGCTGGGCGGGATCACCGGCGCGATTGACCAGCTGGTGAACACGCTCATCAACTGGCTCAACAGCCTGGCGCAGAACTGGGACAAGATCGAGCCGGTCATTGCGGGGATTATCAAGTTCCTGCCGCAGATCGCGCTGGCGTTCGCCGGTTTCAAGCTGATCAACTGGGGCGTGAAGACCGGCAAGGCGGTCGGCAACCTGTTCGGCGGCGGGTGGACCTTCCTCAAGGGTCTGTTCGGAAACAACAAAACGACCGTAACGCCGCCGATATCGACACCTGACACGGTGCTGAACAAACCGGGCACCGCGACGCCCAGGACGGGGCCGAATACCAACACCTTCAACGGGCCGAACTACAACACCTTCCAAGGGCCGAACTACAACAACGGGAACGGCGGCGGGAACCCAGGCGGCGGAACGCCTGGGGGTGGGTTGCCCGGAAACGGGACTCCAATTCTGTATTTCCCTCCAATCGGGAACCCCTTCAGCTTGAACGGAGGGCAGCCTCCGCTGAGATTGCCGAGCGGGAGCCAGCCGATCAGGCTTGGGCCAGGGTCGAGCTCCAGTTCTATGCCGAACTTCAGTTCTGGATCTGGGTATGGCATCGGATCATGGTTATCGTCAGGGCTTGCGGGGATGGGCGCCCTGGCAGCGGCTGCAGGAATCACCGACTGGATAATATCCGGGCAGGCGAAAAAAGACTTTGAGAAGGCCGCCCAGGACATCCCCAAAATGCTGTCTGCATCTCCCGTAGCCGGCCTGCAGGCCGCGGAGACCAAGGGCTATACCGGGATGGACCTGCTGTTTGGCAGGAAACCCTCGTTCCCGCCGGCGAAGGTGCAGGTTGAACCGGACACGGGCGCCATGACGGGGCCGATGGTTTCCCTACTCAATGGTGAGGCAATCAATGGCACAGTGCTGCTCAACTTCATCCCCAACCCCGCGGACGGCAACCCGCTCAACCAGCCGATTCTGAAGAAGAACGCCGCGGGCATCAAGCGCGTGCCCTGGGACAACTACCCGACGCTGCTGCACAAGGGCGAGACGGTG